CATGGCGACTTTTCGCGATTGGGATGATGCCCATAAGGTATCGCGAAATCAGGAAAACACAAGTATTTCAATGTTTTGCGGACAGCATCGACCTATTCGAAGCGCCGCGTAAATCTGCGCACGCACCCCGTCGCCCCCATGGCTGACGCAGACTGTTCTGGGCGCGAATCAGCGCGCTTCGTCGCCCATGAACTTGTCGAACGTGTCGAGTGTCGGCTCTTCCTCGAGGTCGGCCATGTCCCACCGCGACGGCACGCGGTCGGGATAGATCAGCAGCGAAATCGACATCTCGTTGCCGGGTGAGAACACGGTCATTTCGCGCACCGGCTCGGAACCGGCCCAGACACCTGCCGGGTGGTGATGGCCGTGGCGCCCGGTATCCCAGTCCACTTGCCGCGCGGCCAGCGAGGCTATTGGCAATTCGGTCACGACCTGCCGTGCGCGATAGAAGACGCCGGATTTCAACAGCGGCTCGCTGGACCACGCCCAGTCGATGAAGCCTTCCTTGCCGACCACGATCATGGCCCGCTTGTCGGTGACGGACATCCATTTCAGGATGGCCGCGGTCAGCGACACGGCATAGCGGTCCGACAACTCGGTCATCACGTCGATGTCGATTGCCCGCCCCTTGATCTGTGCGCGGAAATCGTCGAGCGGCATCAACAGGTAGGAGGCAAAGGTGTTGGCCTCACCCTCGATCTTGTTCCGGCTCTCATCCCAGTCGGCCATGTTACGGTTGGTGCATTCGAGCCCGCGAGGATTGGCGTGCCGGTGCATAAGGTAATGGCCCAACTCATGGGCCAGCGTGAAGTTGCGCCGCCCCGGGGAGCGGATGGTCTGGTTGTAAACGATACCCCACTCCCCTGAACCGTTGGGGTGTGGCATCAGCATGCCCTCGACGCCCGGGGACAGATCCAGCCCACGAACAATGGTGATCGGAGCGTCCGGAAACACCTGCCGCGAGAAGTCCTGCGCCAGAGCCGCCACATCGATCGGAAACCTCGGCAGCCCGTGGGTGTTCTGAACGGCCGAAAGAATCTGGGTCAGGCGGATCGCCCACCCCTTGGGCGTCGCAGGCAGACTCACTCTTTTTTCCCCCACATGTCGATCATCTGGCTGATCTTGGCCTGATCGTCGGGAGCGAGCTTGCTGAACCTGCGGAAGAAGGCCTCCTTCAAGACCTCGTCGCCGGGCTCTTCACTGTCATCGAGGAGGTAATCGGTCGTGACATCGAGAGCTTGGGCGATGCGGGTCAGCTTCTCGCCTGACGGTTTGCGCGTATCGCGGTTCTCCAGTTCCCACATGTAGCTCTTGCTCGAGTCGGTAAGCTCGGCGAGCTTGTCGAGGGAGTATCCCTTTTCCTGACGGTGGCGCTTGATCTTGGCGCCGAGGGACGTGGTCATCGTTCCATCCTTGATTTCCTTGGTTTCAGGCAGCGTGTTCGGTATGCCGAACAAAAACGTGCGGCGCAAGTAGACCCGGCGGCTCGTTCGATATATATCGAACGCCAGCGTATCGCGCTGCGCTGATTCCTATCTCCTCCCGGCCAAGAAAGGGCCCCTTATGACCGCCATTGCCGCTTTCCTCCGCAAGACCCCCGTCACCCGTTTGCAGGATTACTTCACTGCGGGTGGGTTCGCCTCTCTTTCGCCCATCGACTGGACCAAGCCCGAGCCGGACGTCGTCGACCCGCTGATCAAGGCCGTGGACGGCATGTCCGACGAAGAAAAGCAGCGGGTGGTCCTCGATGCCGGCCGTGTCGCGGCTCTCGCTGATGAACCGGGGCAGAACGCCCTGCAGAACGTCGTGCAGAACCGCGCTGTCTTCGACACGCTGGAGGGAGCCAACAATCGCTCGCTGTGGGTTTTTCTGAAGGAGCCCGATCGGTTCCGCCTGGCGGAAGAGGTGCGCTACAACGACGAGCGTCGCCGGGGGCGGTCCTGGAGCGGGTTCGAGGTTGAGAAAGACTGCACGGTTCGTCGTGATCCGATCTCTGTTGCAGCCTTTACCAAAGCGATCCGTGACCGCTTTGAGACCCCTCATGTTCATGTCGATGTTTTCGACCGGCACCGCGTCGTCCTGGATGATCAGGAATGCGATCTCGTGCAGGTCGCTGTCTACCGCGAGGGCCGGCCGGAGGACATACTGGGCTTCGATGCTAACAGTACGCTGTCGCGGCGGATCGTGAAGCCGGTCTTTGAGGCCGCATTGACCTATGAGGCTGACACCGGCGTCATCGAGGTCGTGGCCAACACGCTGGAAGACCGGCGGGATCTGACAGCCTACATGGCGCGAGACCTGCTCGGCATCGACTTCGAGGAAAAGCATATCCCCCTGCGGGAATACGACCTCAGCATGTTGCTGAAGCCCTTCGACTTCCCAACCGACGTCCAGGACGGGATCAATGAGGTGACCGTCAAGGAACTGCGCTTCATGGATGTGGGCGAGCGCAACGAGCGGATCACGCTCGAATCCATGTCAGGGGTCGAGCGGTCCATCTGGGAGATGGCAGAAAAGCGGATCGGCCTGGACATCGGCGGCACGGGGCATGTTCTGGCGATCGCATCGGGGGTGCCGGAATGGATCATCACGCGTGCTAGGTTCACGATCAAGTTCCTTCCGGGCCCGGGCGGCGGGCGGGGCAAATCCCTGACGCTGACCGTGACGATGCCGCACGGCTGCAACCTGAAGGACATGACGCCGCAAGAGCGTCTGATCGGCGAGAAGTATCTGCGCCGTTGGGGCATCCTGACGGACACCGCCAGCTTGGGTGACCTCATTGAGTAAGCAGGCGATGGATTTGCTGCTGCGGGTGATGGAAACCCGCGCCGCCAAGGTACAAGCAGCGACCTTGCGGCAAGTGGCGCCTCGGGCAACAGACCAGTTGCTCGAGGCCAAGTTTCTGGTGGCGTCCGGGCATATCCCGGTCGTCACGGCGATGGACGCTTTCGAGGACGAGCCCATCCCCGCGGAGTGGTGTTCTGAGCGCAGGCAGTTCGGCTACCACAACAGCGTCGGTCGCTGGATCCCCGTCGATGCAGACGATCTCGCAGCATTGGCGATCGACTACGGCCTGGCCTTTGCCAAAATGCTGGTGGCGTTCGAGCGTGCTGGGCCTCCACGCCCGACACCTCTGATCCCCGATCTCGTCTGGGAAGTGGGAACCATCAAGCTCACCGGAACGAAGGCCCCCGTGCCGGTCTGGTTTGCGCGGCGGCTCGGCGACCCTGCGGTATGGGCACAGCTCGACGGACTGCTCGTGCGCAGGCCGCCAGAGGAGGTCCGTGTCATCCTGACATCGACGCCGGGCGATCGTATTCCGATCAACACCCATAAGCGAAACGTCGTCGTCGGCGTAGCGGACGTGGTCGGCGCGCCGGGCAAGCTCGCGATCTCACCTCAAGTTCTGGGAGCGCTGGTCTTCCCCGGTCAAGTCCAGCGTCGGTTCCCAATCGATCCTTCGGACGACTACGGGATCGTCTGGCTGCGAGGTGAGACCCTCACCTTCCGCAGTGACAAACAGCAGCACCTCCTTGGCCTCTTGTTCGACTCGTATTGGGCGGGTTCACCCGAGTGTCGCACTTCGGCCGTTCTGTTTGAGGCGGGTTACAAGGATGGCACGAACGCCCTGGCAAAGGTCTTCAGCGGCCGTGACGATTGGCGTTCATTCATCAAGTACGCTGAGGGAAACTGCCGGATCGAGCCCTGATCCGAGCAAGAACACGCGATTAGAAAGGCCGCCTTCGGGGCGGCCTTTTGCTTTTTGTGGCTCTCCTACCGGTTGCCCTACCACCCGCCTCCCTGAGCCCTACCACCCCGTCGGCCATGTTGATCCCGCAAGTGTTCGCACAAATCCGAAGAAGGTTCACATGGCTCTAAGACACCTGTCCCAGATCGAGCTGGCGGCTCGCTGGAACATTTCGCACCGCACGCTGGAGCGTTGGCGGGGGACGGGCGAAGGCCCGAAATTCATCAAGCTCGGTGGCCGGGTCATCTACCGGCTCGAAGACGTCGAGGCATTCGAGGTCGAGCAGATCCGCGGCGCGGATCATGCACCCCATCGCCCGATGTCGGCGTGAGGGGGTAGGACATGACGATCTCCAATCACATCACCCTCGCCGATATCCACCGCATGCCGGTGGGCCAGATCGCGGCGCTGCCTGCGACGGAACTCGCCTGGCTTCAGCATGAGGCGGATGAGGCACTGCGCGAGGCCAAGCTCACCGTTGCCTGGCTCGATGGCGCGCTCACCCAGAAATACGCTGAGCGCGCCAAGGCGGCGCGGGCAGACGCCGACAAGGATTTCGGCGTGGCGCGCTTTGTCGATGGTGGTGTCACTGTCGTGGCCGACCTGCCGAAGAAGGTCGAATGGGATCAGCGCGACCTCGCCGATCTGGTCGAGCACATCAAGGCCGACGGCAAAGATCCCCGCGACTATGTCGAGGTCAGTCTGAAGGTCGCAGAGCGCAATTACACCTCCTGGCCGAACCACATCCGTTCGCTGTTCGAGCCGTCGCGCACCGTTCGTGCCGGCAAGGAGACCTTCCAGCTCATCGTCGACGGTGACGCATGAACGCGCTCACCATCGACGGCCGGGACAGTTCGACCCTTCCACAGCTGGTCGAGAAGGCTGCCGCGGCGTTGGCCAACGCCCGATCGGCAGCGGAGGTTCTCGAGGCCCGAGAGATCGCGTCCCTCGCCTATGACGTCGCCAAGCGGACGGCCCGGCTGTGCAAGGCAAAGAACGCCCATGACGAACTCATCGCCGCTGCCCATCGCGTACAGGCCGATGCGCTGACCATCGAAGCCGGAGCCAAGCGGCGGCTCGCGGACGAATACGATGCTGCACGTGATGTCGGTGTTGTATCGGCCCAGGGCCAGCGCACCGACCTTCTTCCCGACGAGAAGAAAGTTCCAACGGTTGCCGAGCTGGGCCTGACCCACAAGGACATTCACGACGCCCGCATCATCCGCGATGCAGAAGCCGCGGAACCAGGCTTGATCGGCCGCACGCTCGATGAGCGGCTTGAACGGGGCGAGGAGCCGACGCGCGCAGCGCTACGACGTGCAGCCGAGGCACGGCTGGAGCGGTCGATCGATCGGCTCAGGCGCACGCAGGAAAGTGTCCAGCGTCTCGAGGCGGAGAAGGCATCGCCGCTGAGCCCCGAGGAGCGGGCCCACCAGGTCGCGGTCTTCGGCACACTCGAGGACCGGGCGATCTGTGCGCGGATCGACGAGATCGTCGAACTCATCGGCGAACAGCCCGATGCAGCCGAAGCCGTGCGCCGCATCCCGCCGGCGTCGCGCCACGCCATCGACACCGTGCCGATTCGCCGTGCGGCGGCCTGGCTCACCGGATTCAGCACCCTTTACGAACAGGAGGCCCATCATGGGAACCATGCGTCTGAATGACGTTGTCGCCGAGATCGTCGGCGACGTGATCGCCGGCCGCGCCATCAACAAGGACACGGCCGAACTCCATCACGAACTGGTGCCGTTCAACGCCGAACTCGCCCAGCGCATGAGCGACCGTGCCATGCGCATCCTCAGCGCCACCGATGCGGGCGACTTGCTGCCGCGCATCGCCAGGGACCGCAATCACTTCGAGTGCCGCATGTGCCCTTACGCCACCGTCGACGACCTGCCGGGCCTCGAACTGCAGGAAATCGCCCAGCTGCCCGTCGAACTGCTGGCCATCCTGCAACGCGACGTCGAGGAGCGCATCAAGCGCGACAAGGCCGCGAAGGCCCGCCTCGATGGCGCGCTGACGGTCCGCTACGCCACCCGCGCCGCCGAGGCCCGTAGTGCCTGTGGCACGGACACCGGCACGATCCGCTTCGACGACGGGGATTTCACCGTGGTCGCCGATCTGCCGAAACGGGTCGATTGGGATCAGGATCGCCTCGCCGCCATGGTCGAGCGCATCCGCGCCGCAGGCGACGATCCCGCGCAGTATGTCGACATCGCCTTCAAGGGGCCCGAGGGCAAATACGTCGCCTGGCCCGATGCCATCCGCGCTGGTTTCGAGCCCGCGCGCACCGTCCGGCCCGGCACGCTGAAGATCGAGATCGTCCCGCAGGGGGGCGATCAATGAGCCTGCGCATCATCTCCGCCGACGACCGGCTGCGGGAGGCGCAGGGCAAGACCACCATGGCGCTGTTCGGGCCGAGCGGCGCGGGTAAGACCACGCTGCTGAAGACCCTGCCGCCCGCCGAGACGCTCTGCATCGACCTGGAGGCGGGTCTCAAGTCCGTTCAGGACTGGCCGGGCGACAGCATCCCGATCCGGCGCTTTTCCGACGCGGTCGACATCGCCTGCCTGATCGGCGGCGCGAACCCGGCCGCCCAACCCGAGGAGCATTTCTCGGAGGCGCACCATGCGCATCTGCGGGCGCAGCATCCCGAGCTGGCCGAAAAGATCGATACCAAGCGCATCATCTTTGTCGACAGCATTACCGACCTGACGCGCCAGGCCATGGCATGGGCCAAGACCCGGCCCGAGGCGCTGTCGGAACGCACCGGCAAGTTGGACACGCGCGGCGCCTACGGACTTCTGGCGCGCGAAGTCATCGGTCTTCTGAAGCATCTGCAGCATGCGCCCGGCCGCACCGTCGTCTTCGTCGGCATCCTCGAGAAGGTCGTCGACGACATGAACCGGGTGACCTGGCAGCCGCAGATGGATGGCGGAAAGGTCGCCCGCGAACTCCCCGGCATCGTCGACCAAGTGCTGACCATGAGCCTGTTCACGCAGGATCCCGGTGCGGGCCCCGATGCGCCCCCGACCTGGCGGCACGATCCCGACAAGGGCGGCGCGCGCCGCCTTGTCTGCCAATCCGGCAATCCATTCGGCCTGCCGGCCAAGGACCGCAGCGGCAGGCTCGACCTGACCGAGCCGCCCGATCTCGGCGCGCTCCTCACCAAGATCAATCAACCCTGGAAAGGATAACGACATGACTTTCGACATGAACGACGTGGAGCCGCAGCAGTCCGGCGACCTGATCCCCGACGGCACCTTCGCCAAGGTGGTGATGACGCTGCGCAAGGGCGGTACCGACGGGTCGAGCGATGCGGATCGAGGGCTGCTCAAGGCCTCCAACCAGCCCGGCAGCGACGTGCTGATGCTCGACGCCGAGTTCACCGTTGCCGAGGGCCCGCATGTCCGGCGCAAGTTCTGGCAGAACTTCACCGTGCAGGGCGGCAAGCTCGACGAGCAGGGCCAGTCGATCGGCTGGAAGATTTCGAAATCAACCTTCCGCGCGATGATCGACAGCGCGCTGGGTATAAACCCCGAGGACATTAGCGACGCCGCTAAGGCCAAGCGGGTGCTGCGCGGGCTTGCCGATCTCGACGGCATCAGCTTCGTGGCCAAGATCCAGATCGAGCCGAGCCGCAACCCCGCCTACAAGGACGCCAACAAGCTCGACCATGTCGTGCTACCCACCGCGCCCGAATGGCAGAAGGTGATGGCAGGCGAGCCCGTGCCCGCCCAGCCGTCGAACAAGCCGCGGCCCGCCGCCGCCGCCGCGCAGCCCGCGACCCCGGCATGGGGCCAGCCGCAGTCGGCCTCCGCGCCGGCGGCGCCTGCCTGGGGCGCGCCGTCGGCTCCCGCCCAGCCCGCCACCCAGACCCCGCCCGCCGCCAAACCCGGCAACGGCCCGGCCTGGCTGAACCCGTGAGCCCGGACGAATGGCAGGCGCATGTCACCACGGAGGCGGCACTGGCGATGGGACGCTGGCTCGAGGCGCGCGGGCGTCTCGACCGCCCCATCGCCAGCCTGACCCGGCGCGATCTGGAATGCATGGCAATGAGCGCCATCAGCCGGTTCATCGTGCTGTCCTCCGAGCGCCGGACCGCCGCCCCGGACAAGGAGGAGCGCGACGCGCTGGATCTGCTGATCATGGGGTGAGTGGCGTCTCGGAAAGGCTCCGGGGGAGCGTTTCAGCCGCGAACGGGCGGAGCCCTCCTTCGCGCGCGGACCTCGCCCGGCGCGTGCCCTGCGCTCACTGCGGTCGCGAGGCCCGGGGCTTCGGCTACTGCCACGGCCTGCGCTGGGACCGTCACCCTCATTACCGCTTCTGCTCGATGGCTTGCCTGATGGCGGGCTCGGCCAACGCCAAAAGGAACCACGGCATGATCGACAAGACCGACATGGAGACGCGCGCCATCGTGGAGGCTCGCAGGATGCTCGCCGAGGCGCTGACGGAGATGGGCCTGATGGCGCCCTTCTTCGACCGCCCGGCCGCGGACATCGACCGCGTGATCGAGGCCTGCGTCGACGGCTTTCAGGCCTCGATGCAGCGCCAGTCCGACGCCGGCGAAATTCCTTTTTGATAGTGGAGAGCAGGAGATGAGTTCAGGCGAAATCTGGCGCGACGTCCCCAGCGTTCCCGGCATCTTCGTTGGTAGCGAAGGGCGGGTCATGGTCACCCCGTACCGCTACCCGATGCCGAGCGGCGGCGTGAGACCCAATAGCGGCAAGCCGCACTTCGGGGTGTGGAACAAGACGGACGGTCGGTTCTGCGTCCCGGTGAAGCGCAAGACCTACAAGGTGCACCGGCTGATCGCGGAGGCTTTCCATGGCCCGGCGCCCTTCGAGGGAGCATTGGTCATGCATCTCGACGAAAACGCGGCAAACAACCGTCCCGACAATCTGAAGTGGGGAACTCAGAAGGAGAACCTGAACGCTCCCGACTTTGTCGAATACTGCAAAAGCCGGGCCGGTGACCAGAGCGCCTGGACAAAGCGCCAGAAGAAGAAGGCCCTACGCCCATGATCGATCTGAACCACAGCTCCGGCTTCGTCTATGGGCGCGACGCCTCGGATCCCGAACCCCTCGGCGCGCGGATCAACGGCCGCATCGATGCAGCGCTGGAGGCCGAACGCGAGGGCCAGCGCCCGCGCGACTATCTGGGCGCCAGCCGGATCGGCGAACCCTGCGCGCGGCGGCTGGTCTATGAGGTCACCCACACGCCGCCCGATCCGGGCAAGGATTTCGAGGGGCGCGTTCTTCGCATCTTCGCGGCCGGCCATGTCTTCGAGGATCTGGCGATCCGCTGGCTCCGGCAGGCCGGATTCGATCTGCGCACGCAGACGCAAGCGGGTGGCCAGTTCGGTTTCGAGACGGCGGGCGGACGCATACGCGGCCACGTTGACGGCGTGATCATCGGCGGCCCGGAGATCGGCCTCGCCTGGCCGGTGCTCTGGGAGCACAAGGCGCTGAAAGCCTCGGCCTGGTCGGACACCGCGAAAAAAGGCGTGCAGCTCTCGAAGCCGGTCTATTTCGGCCAGATGCAGATCTACATGGCCTATTTGGGCCTCGGGTCCGCGCTTTTCACCGCGCTGAACAAGGACACCTGCGAGCTCTACCACGAGCATGTGCTGTTCGATCCGGCCGCCGCGCAGGCGCTGTCGGACAAGGCGGTCGACGTGCTGCGCGCCGCGGACGCGGGCGATCTGTTGCCCCGCATCGCGACCAGTCCCGACTTCTTCATCTGCCGGTTCTGCCCCTTCGCGACGCGTTGCTGGGAGGACCGGGCATGACTATCACCCTTTCTGATACCCAAGGCCGCGCCATCGCCGCGATCCGCGACTGGTACGAGACACGGCGGCACGAGCAGCAGATCTTCCGCCTGTTCGGCTATGCCGGGACCGGCAAGACCACGATCACCGCCATGGCGGTCGAGGCTTTGGGGCTTGAGCCGATGACCCCGGGCGGTCTTGGCGGCGTGCTTTTCGCCGCCTTCACCGGCAAGGCGGCGCTCGTCATGACGCGCAAGGGCACGCCCGCGCAGACCATCCACAGCCTGATCTACCGCGTCTCAGAGGCGACGCCCGAAGAGATCGCGCGCGCGACCGAGGATCTGGCGGCGCTGCGGCGCGACCTGCCGCGCATGGGTCCGGCCGAGCGTGGTTTCGCAATGACGCGCATCGCCCAGCTCGAACTGCGCCTCGAGGACATCCACCAGCCGAAGTTCCTGATCAACGAGCAGTCGATCCTGCGCGACGCGGACCTTCTGGTGCTCGACGAGGTGTCGATGGTGGGCAAGGAGATGGCCCACGATCTCATGGCCTTTGGCAAGCCGATCCTCGTGCTGGGCGATCCGGGGCAGCTGCCGCCCGTCAAGGACACAGGCTTTTTCACCGAGACCGCCCCGGACGTGATGCTGACCGAGGTGCACCGCCAGGCAGGCGACAGCGCCATCCTGCGGCTCGCGACGCTGGCCCGCGAGGGGCTGCCGATCCCACCCGGCGCGCATGACGACCATGTCTGGAAGATGTCCCGCAACGAGGTCGGTCCCGCGCAGATGCTGCAGGGCGGCCAGGTGATCTGCGGCACCAACGCGACGCGGCGCTGGCTGAACATCGCCATGAAACGCGCGGCCGGGTTCGGCGCCGATTATCCGACAGGCCACGGCGAGAAGATCATCTGCCTCAAGAACCGCCACGATCTCGGGCTGATCAACGGCATGTTCCTGACACTCACCGAGGTGCGGCAGGATCCGGACGACGCCTTCGCCTTCAGCGCCATGGTCGAGACCGAGGACGGGGTGAGCCTCGGTGGGCGACAGAGCTTCTGGCGCGGCGAGTATGCCGATCATGTCGCCTACGACCCAGAGCGCGGGCGGCGTGAATGGCAGATCCGGCGCGGGCTGATCGAGTCCAGCTGGGGCTACGCCATCACCTGTCACAAGTCGCAGGGCTCGCAATGGGAGAACGTCGTCGTGTTCGACGACGGTTTCGGGCGCACCGCCGCCGACCGCAACCGCTGGCTCTACACCGCGATCACGCGGGCCGAGAAAGGTCTGGTGATCCTTGCTTGACCTCAACGACGCCAAACCGCTCGGCGGCGAGCCTCTGCGCTACGATCTCGATCTGGTGGTGGCGCGCCTTCGCGAGACCGCCGAGATATGGGTGTCACGCCTGTTTCCGCGCGGGCGCAGGTCGGGCGACGAGTGGCGGCTCGCCAACATCCGGGGCGACGCGCCGCGCAATGCCGGCTCCTGTGTCATCACCCTGCGCGGTGCGCACGCCGGAGACTGGATCGACTTCGACGGCAATCAGGGCGGCGGCCCGATCAGCGCCATCGAGGAAGCGACCGGTCTCGACGGCCGAGCGCTGATCGTCAAGGCAGCAGAACTTGCGGGCATTGCGCCAGGCGCACCGGAACGCCGCGCACCGCCGACACCGCCCCCATTGAAGCGCGATCCCGCGCTGGAGATCGCGCATATCCTGACGGGTGCGCAGACGATCACCGGCTCTCCGGTCGCGCGGTATCTGACCGGACGCGGCCTGATGGTGCCCGAGGCCGCCGATCTGCTGTTTCACCCTGACCTGACCCATTGGGAGACGAAGACCGGCTATCCGGCCATGCTTGGACAGGTCCGCGACCGCGATGGCGCGGTCATCGGCCTGCACCGCAGCTACCTCGCCACCGATGAGGTGGCGGTCACCAAGGCGCCGCTCGACAAGGCAAAGAAGATGCTTGGCCGAGTGGCTGGTGGCGCGGTGCGTCTCGCCGATCTCGGCGACGGCGATCGGCTTGCGCTTTCCGAAGGCATCGAGACCGGCCTCGCGGTGATGACCGCATGCCCCGATTTGCCGGTCTGGGCGACGTTGTCGACATCGGGCCTCGAACAGGTCGATCTGCCGCCTGGCGTCCGGCGCGTCCTGATCCTGGCCGACAACGACACCTCCGGGGCCGGTCTGCGGGCCGCCGAGGCCGCCGCCCGGCGCATGCGCGCGCAAGGGCGCGACGTGGCCGTCGTCTTGCCGCCCGAGGAAGGCGAGGATTTCAACGACCTGCTGCTGCGCGAAGGGTCCGAGGCTGTCGCCGCCCTGATCGCCGATGCGGGGGCAATCACCGAGGCCGAGCCCACGCTGCTGATCGGGCAGCACCGGCCGGTCAACTATCAGGGCAGTGGCAAGGCCATCCCCACCTTGCGCGCCGACGAAGGCGATCTGGCCCGCTCGGTCGAGCGGGTCTGGAGCCTGCTGATGGCCTCGAACCGGACGCCATGGGTGTTCCGTTTCGCCGGGCAGCCGACATGGGTGGTGCCCGACGACGAGGGCCGTCCGGTCGCCACCGCGATCACCGAGGAACGGCTGCGTCACATGCTTGCGCGGCTGGCGCATTGGAAGAAGCTGAACGGCAAGGGAGAGCTGGTCGCGGCTCCGCCGCCGATCGCCGTGGTCAAATCCGTGCTGGCCACACCAGACCCCGCGCTGCCCGTGCTGGTGGGCATCGTCAACACGCCCGTGTTCGGGCGCGGCGGCACGCTGCTGACTACGCCGGGATATCATCCCGACGCGCGGCTTCTCTATGCCCCGACACCCGGGTTCGTGGTGCCGACCATTCCGGCCAAGCCGTCAACCGCCGAGGTTGCCGCCGCCCGCAATCTGCTCTGCGAGGATCTGCTCGGCGACTTCCCGTTCGTCGGTCCCGCCGAGATGGCGCATGTGATCGCGCTGCTGCTGCTCGGCTTCCTGCGGGGTATGATCGACGGGCCGACGCCGCTGCACCTGATCGAGAAGCCCAGCCCCGGCTCCGGCGCCACGCTGATGGTCGATGCCGTCGCCACCATCCTTACCGGCTCGGGCGCAAGCGTCATGACCGAGGGGGGCGACGACGACGAATGGCGCAAGCGCGTCACCGCCAAGCTGCGCCAGATCCCCACCATCGTGCTGATCGACAACCTGCGGGCCAAGCTGGACAGCTCCGCCGTCGCGGCCGCGCTGACCGCGCCGTTCTGGGAGGACCGGATCCTCGGCGCATCGGAAATGGCGCGGCTGCCGATCCGCTGCCTCTGGATCGCCACCGGGAACAACCCCGAGTTCTCCAACGAGATGGCGCGCCGCCTCCTGCGCATCCGGCTCGACCCTCACGAGGAGCGCCCATGGCAGCGCACCGGCTTCCGCCATCCCGATCTGATGACATGGGTGCGTGCGAACCGCCCCCGGCTGGTCGCCGCCTGCCTCACGCTCTGCCAGGCCTGGATCGCCGCCGGAAAGCCGCGCGGCGCGCGCACCATCGGCTCCTTCGAGAACTGGGCGCATGTCGTGGGCGGCGTGCTCGAGGTCGCGGGCATTCCCGGCTTCCTCGGCAATCTCGACGAGATGATGGAGGCCTCCGACAGCGAGGGTGCGGGCTGGAGCGCCTTCATCGCCGCCTGGTGGGACCGGTTCGGAACCGCCGAGGTGGGCGCGGCCGACCTCTTCGACGTTGCCCTGTTCTGCGATCCCGCTCCGCCGATCACCGGCCACACGGACCGCGCGCAGAAGACCAGCTTCGGGATCGCCATCAAGAAGATGCGGGACCGCGCGTTCCGGGTGGGCGATCTGACCGTCAGGCTGGTGCAGGCGGGCACGTTTCGGCGGGCGGTCAAGTGGCAGCTGAAGGTCTCCGAGCAGCCGTCGCGTCCGCAATCCGGCGCACGAGGACCCGGCGCGTGTGAACCTCGGGGCGCGTGTGTGAACCTCCAAAACCGAGGTTCACACCATCAAGCCATTGATCGGGCTGGCAAATGTGAACCTTGTGAACCTTGTGAACCTCTCCCAACCCTTACGCACACGCGCGCGCACGCACATGCGAAGGATGATGCCGGAAAAGGTTCACAAGGTTCGCGAGGTTCACAAAGTCCCGTGAATTCAGAGGCTTGTCGGTGTGAACCTCCGTGTGAACCTCCCGCGGCAGGTTCCCAAGGTTCACCCATCCCCGACTGGCTACGGGAGCTCGATCCATGAGCCCCGCATGCCCCGCCCATCACCCCATCGAGCAGCAACCCGGAAAGGAGCCCATCATGGCCCACGCATCTCTGAACCCGACACCCATGAGCGCCCCGTGCCCCGGCGTGCCGGTCGTCGTTGCCCTCGACCTCGGCACCAGCATGGGCTGGGCGCTGCGGCTCGGAACCGACACCCACAGCGGCACTGTGTCCTTCCGACCCAGCCGGTACGACGGCGGCGGCATGCGCTACCTCCGCTTCCGCAACTGGCTCGATCAGCTGGCGGTGGAGTGCGCGCTGCCCGAGGCGGTCTACTTCGAGGAAGTGCGCCGGCACGCCGCGACCGATGCCGCCCACATCTTTGGCGGTCTGCTCGCCACACTGACGTCATGGTGCGAGCAACGCAGGATTCCGTACCAAGGCGTGCCCGTGGGCACCATCAAGCGCCACGTCACCGGCAAGGGCAACGCCGACAAGCAGGCGGTGATCGCTGCCGTGCGCGACCGCGGCTTCATGCCCGCAGACGATAACGAGGCCGACGCCATCGCCATCCTCCTTTGGGCCATCGAGACCAAGGGAGGCGTGCTGTGATGGATGCGGAAGCAATGCTCACCGAAGCGGCCCGCATCGTTGCCGAACGGCGTGTGGCCTATGGCGACCCGGCTGCGTCGATGGCGGCAATCGCCGCACGCTGGTCGGTCACACTCGGTATCCCCGTGTCACCTGCCAAGGTCGCCCTCTGCCTGATCGATCTGAAGCTCGCCCGCCTCGCACACGATCCGGCCCACGCCGACTCCATCACCGACATCGCCGGCTACGCGGCCGTGCTGCGCGAAGTCGTCAGCCAACATCTGCGGGAAGGAATTTGAACCATGGTTCGTGGACGCAAACGCAAACCCGGCAAACGCTACCCTTGCGGCAAACGCATGCGCGAGGAGACCGAGCGCGAGGCCATGTCGACCGTGCTCGAAGCCCGCAAGCGGCACTACGGCGTGTCGGGCAACGAGGCGCATGACGAACGCCTCGGCACCGCACTTGGACGGCTGGCCTTCAAGGGGTTGATCAGCGACCTGCAGTACCAGGCCGGTGTCGCCTTCGCCGACCTCTACCGTTGGCACAACGTCACCGTCGGATTGCCGATGCCGAGCCCGAGCTCGGTCACAGGGCTCCTG